GCGATGGTGATCGCGTTCACGACGAGCGCGATCGGGGGGCCGGAGCCCATGACCGGAAGCTGATCGACGTAGAGCTGGTTCATCATCGGGGTGAACTCCTCCTCAGCGCGGGCAGCGACCTCGGGCGCGGACTCGAAGCCGGCGTACTTGCGCATCGTTTTGTAGACGAGCAGCATGTGGTAGTTGGGGGGCATGAGGGGGGTGTCGGCGTCGAGCGAGAGGGTCTGTGGCGCGAGCCACGCCTCTACCGTGATGGTGTACCCGGTAGCGTCCGGGATCGGACCGAACCACAGGGACTTGTCGGGACCGACGCTGGCGATGACGGGGCGGGTGTAGTTCGAGAGCTGGGACGCATACATATAGATATTGCGGAAGTCGTCCCAGGGCATGAAGCTCTGGATTTGCTCCCCGTTGACCCCCTGGGAGGTCGGGAAGCAGCGGAAGCTCTTGCGCACCCACTGGTTCAGGGTGTATGAGGCGAGCGAGCTACCGGTCGGCAGGGACTGGGTCCCTTCGTATACGGTAGCTGTCGAGAAGATGGTGGTGGGGGTGTACTGCTGGACGTTCGTCGAGGTCTGGAACTGCAGCCACGTGCGCAGGAAGTTCCACTCGTACTGTTCGTTCTGGATCTCGGTCCAGGCGTCGTTGACCCAGTTGATGAACCGGGTCGTCTCTCCGGCGGCCGGGTTCTGCAGAGTCGTAAGCGGCGCCAGCGCGCTACCACACTCCGAGATGGCGCGGTTTACGATCTGCAGATAATTCATAGGCTACCTCGTTGTCTACTGTTTCTCCGCCATGATGTGGTCAAGCCACTCACGGCCGATCGGGTTGTCGTCGCGGATTATCTCGAAGGGGTACGCCAGGGCCGCGGTCTCGACCATGTCGTAGCGCTCCAGGTCCGTGGGGTGCTGGTTCTGCTCATAAGTGCTCTCGATCATCCGGGCGAGCACCTCGACGTACTTGCGCTTGAGCGGGGTCGGTACCCCGCGGAAGACCGGCTGGGTCATTCCGTTGACGGACAGGATCACGTGCGTTGCCGCGTTCTTGTCGGTTGTCTTGTGGAGCTTCACGATGACGATCTCGTTCATGAAGTTCTTGATTGCCTCCTCGCGCCGGGCGAGCTCCTTGAGGTCTGTGTTTGCGGTGACGGGTTCAATCCGGTCCGCTTCCGTGACATCTATTGCCGGCGCCACGAGGCCGCTCTGGGTTTGCCCTTCCAGGAGGGTGCGTTTGGTGCTCATTTATTCCTCTAGTTGAGATTGAAAAAACAAGGGGCCCCCGAAGGGGCCCCTCGTACTGAACAGCCGGAAGCCGTTCAGGGGGTTACGGTTAGACCAGCGAGTTCGACGGCCAGCTGCAAAGCACCGTCTGGATCGGCGCCGTCAGCGAAACGAACGTGTACTGATAGTTCGTTACACCAGTCAGCGTCGGGAGCGCGGGGCCACCGGGGACCTGATAGGCCTGGGCCGCGGTCGTGACGATGCTGAAGGCCAGCAGGGGCACGACGTTGACGTTCCAGTTCGGCAGGTTGAAGGCCGGGTTGACCGTAGAGCTGTTGACCGTAGAGCCCGGTCCCGGGGGCGGGAACACGTTCTGGCTCGCGTCAACGACGGGGCCCTGGAACCAGTAAAGGTTCGGGGTGGCCGCGTCGTCGCAGGCTACGATGAACAGGCAGCCCTGGTAGGGGCCCAGGTTCTTCGGGGCGATCTGCTGCTGGTAGGTCTGGGTCTGGATCGAGGGGCCGAAGGCGGCGAGCTGGTTGGCGAACGCGGCCAGGGGCTTGACGACACCGTTGTAGTTCAGCTGCGCGGTACCGGTGGAGGTGACATAGAAGCCACCCGCCGCCGCCGCCGTCGAACCCAGAGCCATCGTGGTGGCCGGTACGAGTACCGAATAGCCACCGTTTGCTTCTCCGAGATTGTAGGACATTTGCTTTTTTCCTTATTAGGTTTGACCGAAGTTGTTCATCTGGTAGATGCCGTCCACCTCGTAGATGAACTGCCAGCTGGTGCCGGCTTGGTTCGTCAGTGAGGTGCCCCCCGTGAAGAGGGTCGTGGAGTTGGTGAGGATACCGTATCCGACGACTACCACCCCGTCCTTCGAGTCGGGCGGGGTGGGCCAGATGACCTGACCGATTTGGCTGAAGGTCTGACCGGGGTTGAAGAAGGTGTAGATGTTCGCGAACTTGTCGACCGCGTACCCGAAGACCCCGATGTTGGCACCCGTCGCCGGCACGTTGAAGCCGAAGAGCGAGTTGTTACCACCGGTTGCGCCGGTTCCGACCTGGGTCGCCGCCGGGAGCGAGATCGTCACACCGTCCACGATGTACAGCGAGGCCGCTGCGGTCGTGAAGTAGATGTTGGCGCCGGTGGATATCGTGGTCGTGAGCAGGGGCTGGTTCCTGTACAGGTAGAGGAACGCCTTGGCGACACCCCGACGGGTCGGGTCATCAAACACCTCTTGCAGTGCCTTGTGGATTTGACGCATGGTCTCATCCTCCCTTTACAGTGCCGTGACGCCAACCTCAAGGCGGGTCATCCAGGCCTCATTGAGGCGGACGGCCGCGAAGTAGGTCGAGGCGCCCACGTAGCCGAACTGGCCAAGCGGGTTGGCGTGCGAGGTCTGGCTCGCGCGCAGGACGATCGGCTTGATCGCGGCCATGCCCTTGAGCGCTACCTGCCCCCACGCGTCCTCGCCGATGATCATCAGCGGATAGACGTCGACGTTGGAGCCGCCGACGGAGAGGCAGCCGTTCAGGGTCGCCGCGCCCGAGGCCAGGAAGGGCCGGAAGAGCGGGGAGACGATGAAGCGGAAGTCCTCGGCGGCGCCGATCTCGCGGTCGTGGATGGGCTTGAAGCTGCCGTACTCCTCCACCCGCGTGAAGCCGGGCAGGTTGCGGATGTCGGCCACCGCGTCCGTGTGGGCGAACACGATGAAGGCGGGCTGGACCGGGCGGGTGCTGAAGTTCGGACCCGGGGCCAGACGCGAGGTGACGCGCTTGGCACGGTTGGATTCCAGCGTACGCGCGACCTTGCGCAGGGCGTTCAGGGTGATGATGCTGTTGACCGAGGCGCGGGTCGTTACGCCACCGGCGTACACGACGTTCGAGCCCGCCTTGAGCGCGCCGTAGCGAACGAGCTCCAGTACTTCGGCCATCGTCTCGCCCGTCAGTTTCTGCATCTCCGCGGGGACGTCGTCCTCATAGAGCTGCTCGACCTTGGAGCTGAACTTGAACAGGATACCGAACTGCTGCAGCGTGACGACGACGTCCTGGAACGTGATCGTGTTGCTGTTGGGGGTGACGCCCTCACCGAGGATGAAGTCGGAGTAGTTCAGGCCGCCGGTGCCGCCGGGGGTGGCGACGTAGCGGGTGTTGTTTTCCACCGAGAGGCCGGCGACGTTGGCGCCGAACGGGAGCGTACGACGGAACACGATCGTGTCCGTGGAGTTCATCGGCAGCTCGCGCTGCGTTCCGAAGTCCCCGAGCACCGTGATCGGTTCGGCGTGCTCCAGCATGCCCTGGGCGGCGCGGATCAGGTTCCGCGATGCGGCAGTGCCGTATTGTTGAATAGCCAAGATAGTTCTCCTTGTGTTTTAGGTTCGCGCCTTGCGAGCTTCCTCGCGGCGCGCTGCTTCTGCTGCCCAGATCTCCGCAGCCGAGAGTTCGCGCTGATCCTTGGGCGGCGGGGCCCCGGTCTTTCGGGCCGGAACCGCTGCCGCGGCCAAGCGCGTGCTGCGCTCCTGGGTCACGTTACGGTTGGCGTCCCGGACCTTCTGCTGGTGCGCAGAGAAGAGGTCCAGGGCGTGTATCGCGTCCTCCGCTGCGACGCTGGCGGTCAGCTGCTGGATCTGGCCCGGCTGCTGCTTCCACCAGTCGACGAACTCGGGGGAGTTGACGACCTGCTTGTAGTTCTTGTAGGCACCAAAGAGCTTTGCCTCCTCGACCGCGCGGGAGAACTGCTGCACAATACCGTTGATCTGGTTTTGTATCTCCAGCTGTAGCGGACTAAGGTCAACCGCCGGCGCCTCGTTCTTTGCGTGCTCTACCAGCTCCTCGACCGCGCTCCCCCACTCGGGGAACTCGTCCTTGAGCTTCGACCATTTGTCCAGGCTTGCGGACGCTGCCCGCACCGCCTGCTCGTTCGGCGCCCGCGCTACGCTTTGGGTCGCCGACTTCGATATAGCCAGTTCGCGTTGGAGCGCCTGGACTCGACCGTCGCTGCTCTTTACCTGATGCTGAAGGTTATCGACCAGGGACTTCAGGCTATCGACCTTCGTCAAAGCCTCCCGCAACTCGGCAGGTAGCTCGACCTGTTCCTCGGCCGGCGTCTCCGCGGGCCCAGGCCCGGTCTTGGCGACCGGGGCAGAATCCGGACTCGTCCGACGCTCGGACTCCTCCAGCCACGCTTGGGATAGCTCCTCCTGTGTCTTGATCTCTTCGTTACCATCCTGCTCTTGGGCAGTCGTGTTCTCGTCCACTTGTTCCTCGGCTCGGTTATTCAACCCCGCGGGGGCGGGGCACTATGTTCGGGATCCCATCGGGACTGGACTCAATCCCAGTCCGGGTGCGACCCCACTTGCCCCTGGGCAGCCATGTCCGGCTGCGCAAGGAGGTTCTTGAGTATCTTGATCTCGCCACGAAGGACCTGGGTCTCGTCATGTGTCAGGCCGATCCGCTCGAGCTGTACCCGCTTGTTCTCGAGCTCGACCGTGACCCACCGCATGAGCTCGACGCTGTCGCCGCTCATCCAGTTCATGTTCAGGAGCCCGTTCATTGCGCGGTCCTCTCCAGGTGCCCCAGGCGCTGCAGGAGCGGGGACAGGACCACGATGATCTCGTGCTCCTTCTCGGCGACTTCCTCCGAGAACTCCCCCTTCTCCGCGACCGCCTTGATAAGGGTGTGCAGCCGGATGTGCAGGAGCTCGTGGATCGCTGTGTCCTCGAGGCTCTGTTCCGTCACCTCGGTGTTCCCGAAGTCGGTGCCGATGCGGTACTTCACCAGCTTGTGGACGTCCTCGAACTTGAAGACCTCCGCCATGAACTTGCTGGGGGTCGGGTCCTTCACGATCCGCCAGTCCGAGAGGTTTAGCACCCGCTGCCACGTCTGGATGCAGCGGTCGAAGAACTCGATGTGCTGTGCACCGAGCGGGTTCTTCAGGGGCTTGGGTTTCCTCAGTCTTGCTGGTTGCGGTGCAGGATCCTGTCCAGCTTCTCGTCCACCCGAAGGATCGCCGAGCTCAGCTGGTTGAACGTCCGCTCCAGGTCGTCCCGCCTTGCGTACTTTTCCGGTAGTTCCGCGTGCCACGTTGCATACTCCTTTTGCAGGGACTCGATCTTGGCGGCGAGGTCCCCGTCGGTTTTCTGAAGCTCCTTGAGCTGGGAGCGGAAGCTGTGAAGGATGAGACTGAGAACGAACCCGACGATGGGTAGTATCACCACCCCGATGAGCTCGATCCAGTCCCTGGTAGTTATGTCCATAGGCATCTACGCAAGAACGGTGAGGGTAAATCGTGGGGCCCCCGATTGGGAGCCCATGAACTGCAGCATCGCGGACGCGGAGTGCATGACAGCGGGCTGCTCGTTGAGGACCCCTATGGAAAGCCCAAAAATGAAGCAACCGTCCGAATCGATCTGGGGCCAGTTCCCCTTGTGTCCGAGAAGGATCCCGGTGTGGCCGGCGACGCCCTCGACCTCAAAGCTCTCGAAGAACTCCCCGAGGGTGTGGTTCGGGCCGTCCATGATGCGGCAGGGCTTGCGCACGCAGTCGTAGGACCCGGGCTGGACCTTCATGTCCCAGCTCCCCTCATCCCCTTGGTAGGCATGGGACCCGACAAACACGAGGTGCGAGCCCGAGGTCGTTTGCAGGTCCCCAAAGTACCCGTGCTCGTCGCAGCTTATTTTCTTGAGGATCACGTCCACCGGAATTACTCGGTGGCTTCGGCTTGGTCCGGGGCAGTGACCTCCGCGATCTCCTCCTTGGCCTCGACCACTGCCGCCGCCTTCACCCGGGCAAACAGGTCGCGGGCGTGCTGGAGGGAGAAGATCGACTCGATCTCCTGGTAGAGCGATAGGGCTTCGGCGGCTACCGCCTGGGCGTCGGACTTGGCTGCGGCTTCAAAGGCCGCAATCTTTGCGGTGATTGCTGAGAACATAGTTAGCCCCCGGTGATGTTGGGTTGGAGACGGGTGCCGATCAGCACCGCGTTCAGGACGGCGGTGCCGGTACCGTTACCGGCGCTGTAGGCCAAGCGCAGCCATAGGGGCCGCTCGTAGCCGTAAAAGATCTGGCCCGCGGTGTTGGCGGTCATCGTGGTTGCGGTCCCTGAGGAGCTCGCCACGATCGACCACGTTCCGGCGTTGGCGACGTTGCCGTTCTCCTCCGCCGCCGGGATATAGTCGTTGGAGCCGTAGAGCGAGAGCGTCGAGGCCGCGTCCAGCGTGGACGCGACCCCGGTAGCGAGGTTCAGTGTCGCGAACTGCACCGACCAATCGATCCACTCCGCAAAAGAGACCGGGGCCCCTATATCGCTCGTGGCGGCGGCGATGCCGGACCAGTAGCACCGAACGACGGACCGGTCCCCGGAGGTCGCGGCGCCCTTTCCGAAGTCAACTGTTGGGTTACGAGTGGCCATGCTTTACGCTCCTGGGGGCCCGGAGGGGGCGCTGGATTGGTCATAGGGCCCTGGCTTTGATGCGTCCGGGCTCGGGTTGGCGAGCTGCGCCTGGGTTTCCAGATGGTGCTTGGCGGCGCCGAGCTCTTTCTGGGTGTTGGTGTTGATAACGGTCTTGGCGAGCTCAGCGCGGATCTGCTCGAGGGAGACGTTTTCCTTGCTCGCGAGTGTAAGCATGAGGATCTCCTTCTGGGCCTGGAGCTTCTCGATCTCGACCGCGTGGTCGAGCTGGGCCTGCTGCAGGACGGTCTGGCTCTTGAGCTGCTCCGCCTGGGCGTTGGCCTGGGTGCGCTGGGCTTCGGACTGGGCCTTGATCTGCGCGACCTGGATCGCCGGGTTTTGCTGCTGCTGCGCGGCCTGCTGTTGGGCCTGCTGGCGCTGCTGGATCTCGGCGTCCGAGGCCATGATGTCCTGGGGGTCGATATGCTGCGCCTGGAGCGCCTTCTCGAACAGCTTCTTGAGATCGAGGAAGACCCCGTAGGTCGGGTTCGCGCCCGCCTGCAACAGGGAAAGGAAGGCCTGGTTCTGGATGTCGCGCACGAGGAGCGCGGAGCTACCCCGGGCGTCGATGCTGAAGTCCCCCTTGATTTCGTTCTTGGGGTTGTACAGCATGTTGTAGTCGTAGTACCGCCGGATGTGGGGGCGGGTGATGTCGTCGTCGAACTGCTTGACGAGCCGGCGGAGCACGACGTTGCTCGAGTTGAGCAGCATCTGCATCCCGCCGACGGTGTCGGGCGCGGAGCCCTTTTCGCCCTGGGCGAGCATCGGGACCGCGGTCTCTTCGTCCACCAGCTTCATGGCGAACTCAATGACCTTGATGAGCTCGTCCGCGTGGGACTCGAACTCGACCGCGGCGAAGGCCTGCTTGACGTCGGCGACGTCGTCGCTGGCATACCATATCTTGCGGGACGTAAGGTCCCAGCTCTGGTCTGCAGGCGTGATCATCCGGCGCTTGACGATAATCTGGGGACCGGCCGTGATCCCGAGGTTATCCATCAGCTGACGCCAGGAGCTGTTGATCACCTTTTGCTGGGCGCGCATCAGATAGGGAACACCGTACCCCCAAGGGGACCCGGTGACTTTTTCCCACTGATAGAAATCGTACGGCAGGTCGCCGTCGTCGAGCGGGTTCAGGAACGCCTTGACCACGGTCTCGTTGATCATGACGACGCAGGCGGACACTACGTCCAGCTCGTCATCCACATCGACATCAACGCCCGCGGCCGCCGCATCCTCCCGGTCGATCTCGCCCCAGTACTCCCAGACCTCGAAGTTCTTGTTCAGGTAGCTCACGTCCCGATCTTTGTCGGGCCCTTCTTGTGGCCGCTCGAACGTCGCAGAACGACGTGGTCCTTCCTGCAAGACCCGCCGGAGTTGATCTAGGTTGTACCCCGGCTGCTTGGCAAGCGCACGCACCTGCTTGCCCGTCTGAATACCCCGCTCAAATATCCCCTCCCCCTCGTGGTGGTTGTCACCAGCAGCGGGGTCCGTGAAGATATTGCGCGGGTCACGGTGGAAGCTGGCCGGAGCCAGCTCCTCCTGAAATAGCATCTCGTAAAAGGGCTGGCCCTGCTGGTCCTGCCCCTGGCGCCACGCGCGCCGGGTCCGGTTCGTTACGATCGGTCCCTTCATCACGCCCGTGCCGAGCACGACCGCGTCGTGGATCATCTTGCGCAGCTCGCCGTTGTAGTCCGAGACGTTGAGCTGCTGGTCGATCTCGGCCTGCATCGCATCCGATGCTTGGCTCGCGATCTGGTGTATATGGGCAGCGACCTGCTTGACCTGCAGGGGCTTGCCGTCGTCCCCGATCATTGCCTGCTGCGTGCGGGGGTCCTTGGCTATCTCGCTGCTGCCCATTGCGGAAACGAGCTCCGGGATCGGCGTCGGCTGGATGCCCCAGTTCCGGTCGTCCGTCGGGAGCAGGATGTCGGAGAGCCGGGCCTCGGCGGCGTTGCTCTTTTGGCGCGTGAGCCCGATAAAGATCGTCGAGCGGGTGGGCTTGGCGTGGCCCTGCATGACCGGGAACCCCTGCTCAACCGCCTCCATCATCTGGCTGGCGGCCCGGTTTGCGTTGTCCTTCATGTGGTACTGGTCGAGGTCGTCGGTCCAGCGCTTGTCAATCCCCTGAGAATGGCGGGCCCGGATCCACTCGTCCCTCTTTTTGGCAAGGCTCCGCCCGAAGGCGTTGAGCTTGTCCTCCGGCACCTGCTCGGTGTCGGGGGCCGCAGACCCCTCCCCCTGGTTGGGGATGGGGTCCTCTGTGCTCGGGAAGTCCGGGGATCCGGTTTGCATCAGCCGCTTAGATCAAATGCTGCGCGTGGGTGATGGCGGCCAGGAGAACGCCCCCAAAGGCGCCGCCGAGCGCGGCCAGGAGCGCCAACGTATAGTCCGGCTTGGCCGGCACCAGGACGGTCTTCGTCTCGGGCTCGGCGGGGAGCTTGCTGGCGGCCGCCTGCTCCGCGGCGTCGCCCATATCCAGGGCGTGGCTCGTGATCGCGTCCACGTGGACCTGCAGCACCTTGAGCGGGAGCCCGGTGGAAAGCCCCTGCTGGATCGCCTGGGCGTGGCTGGCGATGACGTTCGCGTGGGTGGCGACGACGCCCTCCTCGGGGGTGATCTGACGGGGCTCGGGTTTGGGGCCCTCGATCTTCTCAGGGGCCTCGGTCTTTTCAACTTCCTTGGGGCTCTCTTGGTCGCTCATGTATTACCTCGTGATCTATGTTTTGGAAAAGAGAAGGGGCGCCAGCCGGCGCCCCTTCAACGTAGACAGCTCTTGAGCGGCTGCTTGAATCAATACCCCGTCTCGGGATCAAGGACCCCGAACGAGACCAGGGGCGTGCCCCCGATTGTTTTTTGCGGTGCCAGCTCTTGCTTGGAGCGGGCATAGCGGCGCATCATCATCGCGTACCGGACGGCACTTATGACGTCGTCCAGGACCTTGACGACCTTACCGTCCTTGCGGTGGTAGGCCCGCATCTCCTCGAAGAACTCGGTGCAGGTCGAGAACACCTTGAGGCGCCCGGTCTGCATCCGATCGAGCATCTCGGTGATGCCGGCCTCGAACGAGAACGAGCTGATGTCGTTCTCGGTAAAGGTCGCGTGCTTGGGGACCATATTGAGCCCCGCGTCCTTGTACAGGTCCTTGAGCGCCCGCCCGGCCTGCTTGTCGTGCTGGAGCCCGTCATGGGGCCACGCGACCGGTATCCATGGCATTGGCGCCCGCAGGCTCGCGGCGTTCTCGCTGATCGTCGCCCGGGACCGCCGATAGGTCTTGAAGACGTAGATCGTGTCCGTATCGGCGTCGTAGGCGCACCAAGCGCCCGCGGTCGGGTGGTCGTACCCAAAGTCCATCCCCAGCACCCGTCCCCAGTAGTCGGGGATCTGGAAGGGCTCGACCCGGACGGCGGACTCGGCCACCGGGAACACCATACCGCTCCCCAAAACGGGGCGCCCGAAGGCGCGCGCCTCGCGTTCGTGCTCGGGGTATTGCGCGATGATCGCCGCCCGCTCCTCCGGGGAGTAGTGCTCGGCGTCGTCGATCGTCATTGTGACCAGCTCCCGGGAGGGCGCCCGCTCCCCCGTTATCGGGAGGAACAGCCGCACGACCTGGGAGGCGCCCAACAATGGCGTGAAGGTCATGGCTATCGGGCCCCCCGAGACGTTAGTCCGGGTAAGGGCCTCGAAGTATATGTCGCTGGGCGGCTCCTCGTCCATGAACACGTAGTCCACGGTGTCGGCCTGCCACTTGGTGCGCCCCTGCTCGTAGGAAGCGAGCTGGATGACGCTGTTCTCCCCGCTGGGGACGTGCTTGACGGTGATCGTTGCGACCGCGTCCTGCACCCCCTGGACCATCGTATAGCGCACCAGCTGGGCGTAGGGGATCGTCCCCGTGCCCCACTCCTCCTTCTGGTCCGCGCGCCCCAGCAGCAGCCGCTGCAGGCCGCGCTTGTTCAGGTCAAAGGACTCGGAGCCGACGATCCCGACCGTTGGTCGGTTAAACCGCCAGCCCTCCCACCAGTCCGGATAGAGCCCGGTGGCGTGGATCGCGATCTCGGCGGCCGCCGACAGGGTCTTGCCGGACTGGTTGGCGGCCAGGAAGCAGCGCTCGCGGAAGTGAGCGCCCGCGTTGTGGAACGCGATCTGCTTCTTGTAGGGCCGATAGGTCGCGAGCCAATTACGCTTGCGGTTCGTCTCGGCCAGACCCCACAGCTCGATCAGCTCCCGCTTCTCGTTGGCCGTCAGGTTGTCCAGGTTTATTGCCACCGGGTGCTCCAAGTTTGCTCAAGAGGTAGTTCAGCCGCGCGTCGGCGGTCTCGGAATCGAGCTCGACCTTGCCCTTGTGCTCGATCGCCTTGAGCTTGGGCTGGATGTACTGCAGGAGCTCGAGCTGGGCCAGGAGCTTGGTCTTGGGGTCGAGGTCGCCCCCCTTGAGGGCGGTGACGATCGCCTCCGCGATGTTAAGACCGTTGGGGTCCTCGCTTTCGCGCTCGAGCACGTCCGCCAAGAGCTGGAAATTCAGCCCCCGGCCGCGGCTCCCGCGGGTTGTGCGGCCGCTGCCGCCGATCTGGTTGGCCACGCTGGGCTCGTGAGCGGTGGACGTGGTATAGCCCACGGGCTTATCGCCCTCGCCGGTGGTGTTGAACTTGTTCTTGTGGTGACCGCGCTCCATCACTTGCCCAGCACCCGGTTGGCTTTTGCGTCTATCTTTTTCTTTTCGGCCATGCTGAGCTTCCCCTTCTTGACCATCTGGGTGGCGCGGGCCTTGGCGTTGGCGGCGTGGGACGCGTCAGGGACCGGGTAGCTCCGGTCGGGGCCGGCGAAGGTCGACGAGGGTAGCGCGTTACGGTAGTCGGTCGTGAGCTTCATTTTTACTACCCCCCTGCTTCCTTCGTAGGCCCAGGTCCGCGGCGAGCTGCGCCGATGGGGGCCGATAGTCCTCTAGGTAGCGCGCGAGCGCGCGCAGTATCTCGGGCCTGTCCTGGACGTGCCCGAGCGCTATGTTGCAGTTCCTGCACAGCCAGCCCCGGAACTCACCCGAGGCGTGGCAGTGGTCGTAATGGAGGAGCTCGCGGGACCCGCAGGTCTCACACCCCGCCGGCCGTGGCCGGGTGGCTTTGCTGTCCCGGGCTGCCTTTTTTCGGGCGTAGTGGACGCTCGAGTCGCAGGCCACGCAGTTACCGTTGGAGGTATACCGGGGCGAGCTGTGCCCGGCCTTGCGGCAGGGCTTGCCGGTAAGGTACTGGCGGGCGCCGGCGGCGATCGCCGCAGCCCGCGGTTTAAGCGTCGGCTTGGCTATACCCTAACCCTGGACCGGAACCTGGGCGCTGCCCGGGGCCCGCTCCAGACAGTTCCGGTATACGGCTACCCCGACGTCCTTGGGGGTGGCGCGCGACATATCCGGGGCGTAGATCGCGTCGATCAGGCGGTGCACGAGCGCTACGTCCTCCCGGTCGTAGTACACGCACTCGCTCCCGAGCTTCTGGCGGCAGGCTAGGATGCCGCGGTTGGCGGCCTCGTGCTGCGCCGCAACCAGGGCCCCGGCGTCACGCAGCTCCGTAACCCGGAAAAGGTCCGTGGCCAGGATCTTGCAGCCCGCGGGCTCCATATCATGGGCCGCCACGGGCTCCATGGTGCAGGAGGCCGCAACCAGGACCCACAGGAGGGCCAGTGCGCGTATGAGCTTCATGACAGGGCTTCACCCTTTTCAATGATGTACCGGGTTGAGGCTGGATCTGTCGCCGTTCTAAACTGGTCGGCGGAACCAGATACTGGGATTCTACCTTGGATTTTACTTTTGCGCTCGCGCGCCGCGGAGACCCGGTCCACCTTCTCCGAAAGCGCGTGGATCTGGCGGAGCTGGGTCTCGGCGTACATGCTAGATCATCCCGTTCTTGAGGCCGCCGTCGTTGCTGAAGCCCTTGACGGCCTTGGGCCGGCCGCCGCCCATGGCGCTGTTGATGGGGCCCGAACCGCTGTCGCCCTCGCCGTCGTCGTGGCCGACGATCGCGCCCTTGTCGCCCAGGTTGTTGTAGTCCTCGCTGAAGCTCTGGAAGGTGCTCTTGCCGCCCCCGAAGCCCTCGATCTTTTTGTGGCGGGTGTAGGTGTCCTCGCCGGAGCCGCTGTCGCCCTCCCCGTCGTTATGACCCTGGCCGACCTTGTTGTAGAAGTTGGACTTGTAGCGGCCAAGGATCTCTCCCCGGAAGCCGCCATCGGAGCTGTTGCCCTGGCCCGGGCGGTCGTTGTAGGCCGCCTGCCGGGTGTTACCCAGGCTGCCGCGCAGGTCCAGCTTGTCGCCGGTCGTGTCATAGTTGCCGGGCGCGCTTTCGCCCCGCGCCATGATGGGCATCGGGACCGTGTTCGGGGGGCTGACGCCCTCCGGCCAGGGGCCGGTTCCGCGCTCGGAGCGCTCGGCGCCGCCGCTCGTGGTATCGGAAAAGGAGGAGCGGCTGCCGGAGTATTCGCTTCCGCCGTGCTTGCTGTCCGGGCCACCCGTAACACTGACAACCCCGTCGTTAGGTTTTTCGCCCCAGGTGCGGCGCTCCTTGGGTCCGGTACCGCGGCTCATCTCGGCGCGGTCCTGCTCGCCGTTTTTGCCGTCCTCAACGCCCATCCGTCCACGAAAGCTCGGTCGTCCTGCCATGTGATTCTCCTTGCTGCGCCGGCGCGAGGACCGGTCTTGGTTTGTGCCGCCCGCCCGGGTCGGCATTTGAATTGGAGCGTCCGGAGGGAATCGAACCCTCACCGTCGGTTTGGAAAACCGTGGCTCGGCCTTCGAGCTACGAACGCGTTCTTTGTAGGTATTGGATCGCGCCCCGAAGGCTGTCCGGGTTATCGCGCGCGCCGCCGAGCATTACGTTGCACCACATGCACAGGATCCCGCGGACCCTGCCGGTGGCGTGGTCATGGTCGACATGGACCTTTCTGCGGTGGAGCGCCGTGAGCTCGATTTCGCAGGAACCGCACCGGTGGCCCTGGTCCGCCATCAGCTGCTGGTACTGCTCCTCGCTAAGTCCGTAGGTCTCGGACCGGTGCTTGCTTGGGCTCTCAAGATGGCCCTTGGCTAGGTACCGGTCCCGGTTGTATTTTTGCTTGCACGCCCGGCAGTAGGCGCCGAGGCGTTCGCGGTCGGAGGGGTTAAAGTCGACGGCCTCCTTGACGGTGTCGCACTTAACGCAATACCGTTTGCCCGCCTCCCGCGCGCGCTGGTTTGCTTCCCAGATCTCGTACTGGCTCTTGGTGGACTTCATGGACCCTCCTGGTTGAGGGCGCCATCTTAACACAGAATTTAGTTCTTAACCGCTGCCCGCGCCGCGCCCAGTCAGATTAGACTTCTCTCCCCGGTACCCCGGGGGAGGGCGCTTGAAAGGGGGGTATGGGGGGCCCTGCAACAGGACCCATCCGGCCAGTCCCGAGAGCTATAGTACCGGTCTCCGCCCAGCGCCGGATGACCCGCAACCCGCCAGCACGGGTGCTGAACGACAGTCAGCAGCCCGCTTCTGGTACCGCGCATTACCAGAAGTCGTATGCTGAACCAGTGGATTCAATGACTTACAGAGGCCCCGGGTTGCGGGTTATGGCGGCCCCCAGATATGGGGTGGTTGTCCACAGCCTTATCCACAGTTTGGGGGTTATCCACAACTAGGACATCGCCATGACGGTGGTCCGCTTATGCATCCGGGCTGCGGCCTCGTTCTGCCACATCTGGCTGGCGGTCGGGATCGAGCTAGAGTCCTTGGCGTCCTGATCCCCGGGTTGGTCGTCGCCCTCCTGCCCCTCCTCCTGACCCTCCTCACCGCCCTGCATAAGGGCCGGGAAGTGCTGCTCGACCAGCTGCTCGACGTCCTCCCAGCTAGAGAGATCGGGGAGCTGCTGGCCATCGAGGACGGCCTCGATGCCTGTATCGCTGATGTCAAGGACGAGTGAGGTCATCGTGGATTGCCGGGTTGCGGTTAGCACTCTATGAGTGCGTCGAAAATCAGGATAAATGACCCGTAGTCAATAGGCAATGGCACGCGACTGGCAACGCCGACCCTGAAGCAAGATTATTGCGTCTTTTGATCGAAGACGCAATTTTATTGCTTTCTGCAGGTTTATGACACACAAGCCCCCCGAAAGGCCTCAAGATCCGTTCCGTACCACCGATTACCCAATCATCACCAACATGAAAGGCCGTCACCATGCTCTCAAACGACATCAAACGCCTCCTCAGTCTGTCATGGGCCGCTCAGGCCAAGGGGCTGGGGCTCTCCCCGAAGTCCAAAAAGTACGCCGACGCCCGCCTGTGCTTCATCAAGGGCTCGCTCGTCATCCTCGAACACAACGGCCAGTTGAGCCGCGAGGCCTCGAACATCATCCATTTTCTCGTGGCCTGCGATCGGCTCGACGACGTCCTGAGCGTGAAGGAGTGACCATGGGACAGCGCTGGAAGCTGCAGACCCGCCTGCTCAACGGGGAGTGGGAGGACGTCGGGCTCGATATCGACGATGCGCTGGTCACGTACGAGACCGAGGCCGAGGCCGAGGAGGAGCGCCGGGACCTGCTGCTCAGCACCAAGATGGCGTTTGAGGAGGGCTTCATGGACGAACCGTACGCGGACGAGGACTGGCGGGTCGCACCCGTCTAGGCTGACCCCAGCCACTGCGCCCACGAGGGCGCAGGAGCGGGGGCCATCCCGGCCACCATTACGAGGAGCGTTAGCATGGATTATTCGGTCATCATCGTTGAACGGGACGACGGCTCGTGCGTCGAGTTCTTTGAGCTCGCCGACGGCACCACCATCACGGTCGAAACCCACACACAGGAGGCAGCATGACACCCATTCGCTTTGACACCCCGGAGGCCTTGGCCACCACGGCCGCGTTTATCACGCGGGGGTTCTTCGACGAGGTCTACCGGACCGCAGGGAACGCCTACATCCACCCGGGCGATCAGGGCTGGTTCCACGAGTTCAAGCAGGCGGAGGGGCTTGGCGAGGTGGAGGCTATCACCGAGGTGGCCACGTGGGCCATCTGGTTGCTGGCCAACGTCGAGGGCGCGCTAGCGGACGGAACGTACGATCGCGACCTGCCGGGGGTCTTCGACTACGAGGTCTCGGAGCCCTTTGGCCAGTGGTACGCACGCACGATCCGCCGTACTGGGAACGCGCCCACGCGGACCGAGTGCGCCGATCACCTTGAGACCTTGGCGCGCGATTTCTTTACGCAAGACTGGCGCCCGGACGACGAGGACGACGGCGAGGAATGACCCCAGCCACTGCGCCCTCGTGGGCGCAGGAGCGGGGGCCAATCAGGGCTCACGACAACCGAAAGGAATCGACATGGACCTTAGCATCCACCAAGTGGCACGTATCACCATCACGCCCCTCGACGAGGTGCGGGACGCCTACTACAAATGCCTCTGCATCACGACCGACCGTGGGGAAAAGATCGAGATTCGGCTGTTCGCCGAGAACGGGGCCCGCCTCGACATTGAGGACACGACCCGGGAACAGCAGTTCATTCAACGAAACTTCGCGCGCTGACCCCAGTCACTGCGCCCACGAGGGCGCAGGAGCGGGGGCCATCCCGGCCACCATTACGAGGAGCTCTACCATGCCAAGGCAACACAAGCCAGCGCTCAGCCCCGAGGAGGTCGCCGCGATACTCGCGGGGCTCCGCCTGCTTCAGGAGGGGCGCTACAGCGCGCGTATCGAGGACATCGCGACCAACGGGGGCGAGCACGACGTGCTGGCCGACGACCTTATCGACGACCTGTGCGAGCGGGTCAATTTTAGGGAGCTGACAGAATGAGCAAGCTAAAGCTGGCACTCCTCGCGGTATACGCAAGCTGTACCCTGCCCGTCATCGCGGCCGAGTGGACCGCGACAGATCGGGCGCTGCTGGTGGGCGCGTACGCCACCGAGCTGGCGGACTACAGCCAGACCATGCAGCTGCCGGGGCGCCCGGACCTGTACGAGCAGAACCCGATCTTGGGCACGCACCCCAGCAAGGCCAAGATCACGGCCTACTTCGCGGGCGCGGCGGTCGCCACCTACGTCATCGCCGACGTGCTGCCGCCCGTGTGGCGGACCACGTACTTGGGCGGGGTCATCGTGTTCGAGGCGGTCGTGGTCAAACACAACACCAAGCTGGGGGTCACGATCCACTTCTAACCTAAATGCGGTATTACGCCAGCCACAGGATCGGTTCAGAATCGGTCCTGTACCGGGCGCAATAGTGCGACCGACAACGAGGAGCATGACAGCATGGACATCACCTATTCCGGCCACGGCCACAATACCGGCGGACTGCAGGAGCACTCCGTTGGGGACATCTACCCCTTGAGCGTGTACGCGCAGGAGACCCCCGAGGGACTGCAGTGGGGCATCCTGAACCTCGCCGAGGGTCGCTGGGCCAAGCCCCGCTACTCGACCTGCGCGGACGCGACCACGGCGGCGCAGGTCGCACGCACCGCGATCTACGCGAACCGCCACATTAAGCGCATCATCGAAGCCGGCGGTCACCATGCTTAGTCGCAGCCACCTCGGGGACCTGCGGCTCCAAGCGCGGACCATGATCGACCGATCCAAGCACGTGGGGTCGTGGGCCCGGTTCGATATAGACCAGTGCAACGACCTCGACGAGCTGCTCACGCTTTGCGAGCGGGTCGTCGCGGCCTGCGACGCCGTGCTCGGGAGCCACGTTGAGCTCGATCCGGTCCTGAACGCCGAAAGGAACTGACGCCAGCCGGGCCCGCGTGACAGGCGGGCCTCACGGGCGCCAATAGTGGCAACCGATAACAAAAGGACAGACCATGGCAATCTATGACAGCGACAAGGTGCAGGCATGACCCGCGCCGAGGCGGCGAGCCAGCGCGCCGTAGAGCGCGAGCTCGCCGAGGTACGCAGGACACCGGGCGCGAAGCTGGTGGAGGACATGAGCCCGGCCGAGCGGGAGAGCTTTGCCAACATCGGTCGCATACATCGCGACTACGAACCACGTCGGGGCCGCACGCTATGGCCCCATCATCAGGGGTAAGCACATGAAAGAATTTCGCCGCATCACCACCGCACGAGTCACCGCCCAGTTCGTTGCCAACCGTACCCCGGAGGCGCACCTCGCCGAGGGGCTTCAGGACGCGGCCACGTTGCTGGAGCTGGTGAGCCAGCTCATGGTTGCGACCACGGAGAACGGCCTCACCGATCCCCGCGCGGTCGCGATCTTCCTGAACGAGCTCTTTGAGTTCGAGACCGGGCGCTCGCGCACCAACCTCCAGACCGCGATACCCGTCGACGTATGGGACCGCGAGGCCGAGGAGATGTTCAAGCGCCCGCCGCGGAGCACCTCGACTCTGGCCCCGGACTTCAGCGCCGCGGTCGGGAGCTGGGTGTCCCGCTCCCGGGGGGCACACGACGGGGCGTGACCTAGTCCCGCCCGAGCTTTCGACCGACCGCTACACTGTAGCGCTCGGCCGACTGCTCGATGAGGTTCTGCGCCCAGCCGAGTGCTGGGCGTATTTCTTTGAACTCCTCCCCGGTCGCGTTGCGGCCGCTCCCGTTGCATACCCTGCAGAAGACGTCCGAGAGCTTCGGCGCGTCCGGCATCAGCTCATAGCCCCGGCCATGGCACGCCGGGCATCGGGGCTTCAGGTACAGGTAGGTGGCGCACGTGGCCACCGCCACCCGCTGGGTCTCGGTGAGCTTCGGGTACTCCGAGCGGAGCGCGCCCGCCACGGTGTCGATGATCGTCTGCCGGTAGTCCCGGCCGTCGCTGGCAAGGAACCGGGGCAGGTAGGACCCAAGCCGGCGCCGTAGTCCGGCCGCGCCGACCGCGCGCACGACATCCACGTCCCCGGCGTCCTCGCTCAGGTCCGACGACTGCTCCGCGCGCAGGACGCGGGTGATCAGGTTTCCGCTCACAGTTCCCCCTTGAGTGCCATTACGGCTGAAAGTAGATTCATCTTCCCCAACAGCGCGCGGGCCTGCATACGCTCCACGGGGTGCGCGCTCACGATACGGTGCACGATCACGCTCGGGTGCTCGTTGCCCAGCCGGTGCACCCGGGCGTTGGCCTGCTGGTACAGGAACGAGTCCCACGTGAGCCCGTACCAGATCACGGTGTTGCCCCGGCTCTGCAGGTTCAGCCCGACCGCCATCGAGGCCGGGTGCGCGGCCAGGAACTGGACCCGCCCGGCCTGCCACGCCCCCTGCGCGCCGGGGTCCTCGATAAAGCCCACCCGGTCGCCCAGCGCCTGCCGTATAGCGTCCATGTCGTGCCGGTACTCGTAGAAGACCAGCGCCCCGCCCTCGATCTCCTGCGAGAGCTCGGCGAGCGCGTCCCGCTTGGCGTTGTGCACCACCACGACCTTGTCGTCCACGTAGGCCCGGCCCTGACAGACCTGCAGGGCCTTGCCGATCCCCGCCGCCACGTTGGGGGGCAGCACTTGCGTTCCGTCCGGCAGGTCAGCGAGCGCGGCCCGCATGAGCCTGCTCGCGGTCCCCATGGGCGCGCTATCGAGCTCGACGACGATGTCGTTGACGATCAGGTCCGGGAGCGCGACCCAGCCCTTGGCGGTCATGGGGAGCCAGAGCTTGGGGAAGAGCGCCTCCAGCTCCCCGCGCTGGGCCTGTGAGGGCTCGCCGTACTTGACCCGGTTATGCTCATCCACGTAGGCGGACAGGAACCGACGCCGGAAATCGGTCAGTGTCCGCCCAAAGGTCTCGCCGAGATCCAGCAGGAAGGACTGGGACCACGTGTCCTCCCACCCGTTGGCGATCGGGGTCCCGTTGAGCGCGGTCCGCATCACGCACCCGGCGGCCAACCGGCGCACCGCCTTGAAGCGCTGGGTCCCTTGGTCCTTGACGTAGTGGGACTCGTCGAGGACGAGGCCCCCGAAGACCGGGCGCGCGGTCACGACGGCGGCAGCGAGCCAAAACACATAGTCCCACGACACCACGACCACCCTGTGGGCCTCGATAACGGCCCTCAGGTGCGCCCGCGTGGCCGCAAGGTCCTTGAACCCCCGCTCAAGGCCCTTCGGGCTTGGATCGGTCCGGCTGGGCTTCCTTGGCACCAGCCCGAGCCGGAAGTCCTCCGACCCCAGCGCCACGATGGCCCCCGGCGGCAGCGCCCCCCACTTTTCGTTCTCCTGCCGCCACACGGTCGCCACCACCCGCTTGGGCGCCACCACGAGCCACGGCCGGACGTCCACCGACAGCCGTATGGCTTCCAGCACCGTGCGGGTCTTGCCCAGCCCCGGCTGGAGCGCCAGCCCCAACCTTGGCTGGTCCATCCACCTTTCCAAGGCGATAGCTTGGTGAGGGTAGAGGGCGGTACGTGACGACGGTGTCGCCATCAGCGCGGCACCCGGTCGCTACCGCCGACCCCACCAGCGACCGCAGGCGAGGCTCCAATACCAGCCAGGAGAGCAGCGTTCCCACTATCACCCCGGCGCCGACGCCCGCTAGGAACCCGTTTCTTGTCATCCTCGACCTCCCGATCCTTGAGTGCCTCCTGCCAGATCCCGAGCGCCATGACCAGCGGGGGCTTCATCGCGGCCTTGAGGAAGACCTCCACGCCCTCCCGGGTGTTCGCCCACCCGGCCACGTAGCCCTCGGCGCGCAGCCGGGTGAGGACGAACTCCTGCTCAAGGGTCGCGGTCTCCCCTTGGCGCTTGAGCTCCAGATAGGCCGCAGGCCGGCGCGGGTGGACGAACACCCGGTCCGGGCGGTGCTTCTCGCCCATCGTCGGCGGGAGCTTCTCCAGCCGGCCACCCAGCTCCCGGGCGCGCTCCGCCGCCCAGCTCTCCAGCACGGCCTCCTTGGGCCCCCTACGCCACCACGTACTCATTGCGCACCCCGTATCAAGTAAAGGACGAGCGTCGCCCGATCATAGTCCGCCTGCATGGCGGCCTGCAGGTGGCCGGGGTCGAGCAGCTCCAAGAGCGCGCCCAGCCATCGCGCCCACGGGGCGGCCGCCGTGCCCGCCTCCTGCGCCCTGAGGATCGCCAGCGCCGTCCTTGTGCTGATTGTGATGAACGGGATCCGGGCGCCGAAGAGCCCGATAGCCGCATCCTCCGCAACCAGTAGACCATGGATCAATCCACCGGAGGATACCGCAACCCGCAACCCGGACACCGTCCCCTCCGATGGAGCCCTAACCCGGACCAGCGCCGGGATCATCGCAGCCTCCACGCCACCGCCACCACAGCCAGCGCCACCGGGATCCAGATCAGGGGCTGGACCGCCAGCGCCACAACCAGGACCCCCGCCCCCACCGCCAACCAGAGCCCGCTCAAAGCCAGCCCCACGCCGCCAGCCCCAACGAGCTAGCAACCACGACCACGTAGGGGTTAAGGAACAGCAACCCCCCGAAGCACAGAACCAGCAGGAACCCCAAGACCGCGGCCACCGCCACCTCAAGAACTATACGTAGCATCTGTTGCTCCTTTACAACACCATACCGATCGGTCCATATGTCCCATTTTCTCTGTCCCATTCCGGCCCCCCTTAGGGGGGGGCCGAATGGGACAGAAAATGGGACAAGAAATGGGACAAAAAACAGGCCTGTCCCATAAATGGGACACGAATGGGACTGAATGGGACAAGAAATGGGACAAGAAATGGGACATGGCGCGCTCGCCGAAAAATGGGACAAGAAATGGGACATGAAAATGGGACAAGAAATGGGACATCAGGCCCCCAGAACCCAGTCGCCGCACTGCAGCAGGAGCCCATCGGCCACCAGCTTGGCCACGGCCTGCTCCGCCATCTGCCGCTGCCGGGCCTCCCGGCTGTTGCGCCCGGTGCTGTGGACGTGCACCAGACCCACCGCCCCGGCGGATATGAGCTCCCCCAAGGGGGCCCCCA